GTAGATGTATTTGCACGTGCAAGTGTTACTTTTGGTGTACCATCTGTATGTGTATCTGAGATGTATACTGCATCACCATTGTCAATCTGAGCACCAGTATCATTATAAACATACAGGAATGTCTCTTGACCAACGTTTAGACTTACATCGGGATTTGCGTTTTCGGGAGTACGCAGTCTAACCGAAAGACCTTTGTTCTGTTCAGAGTCAAAGTACAATGAACCAGCAGTCTGAGAGAATGCGGTTGACTGTGGTAAGAACTGAACACCCTTAGATACCGCACTATCTTGAGTTACCTTACCGAATGTTACATCATCGGTAGTTCCAACTGATTGACCAATTGCAACTTGACCATTAGTGATTGTGACACCAGTTCCATTAGAGAAATGCGCTCTCGTTTCGGATGCACTCGGCCCTGTGTATGTAAAGACACCAGTTGCGGAACTGTAAGATAAAGAACCATCCCCACCAGCATCTGTTACTGATACTGAGTTTTTGGAATCTGAATCAGCACGTGCGGTGGTGTAATAGAGGTTACTGCCCTCACTGAGATTCGTTGTTGATTTCGTGTCGAGTCTAACGTCAAAATCAGAATCCGCACGAGTAGTAGTGTAATAGAGGTTCGTACCTTCTGCCACATTTGCTGTTGTTTTGGTAGCAAGTCTGACATCAAAATCACTGTCTGCCCTAGTAGTGGTGTAGTATAAGTTTGTTCCTTCTGGTAATTGACCAGTGTTCGCAAGTCCAAGGTCTGAATCAAAGTTCGCCTTGGTGTATACACTCTCTACATCAAAGGTGAACTCACCAGTTGAATTGTCATATGTTAGGTCACCAGCACCAGTAAAGAGTCCACGAATGGTAGAAGTTGTTGTCGCATCTACACTACCAACCGCACCTAAAGAGGTGATGTTCGCAGAGTCAAAAGTCGCCTGACTTCCTGTTATCTGAGTAGTCGCAAGGTTCGTAATGGATGCAGAGTCGAATGATGCGGAATCGGTATGAATGGATTGTGCAGTAATCACATTGAAACTTGCACTATCAATCATTGCGGTCAATCGACTGTTGAAGTCACTATCAAAGTTTACTTTTGTGTAGATTTGTTCTACATCAATACTAAACTCACCAGTTGAATTGTCATATGTTATGTCACCACCAGCACTGAAATGCGCTCTTACTTCTGCGGCACTCGGCCCTGTATAGGTCACCACACCAGTCGTAGATTCATATGAAAGAGAACCATCTCCGCCTGCATCGGTAACAGATATTGCATTCTTCGCATCTGAGTCTGCACGAGCAGAAGTATAGTACAGATTAGAAGACCCTTCGGTCAAGTCATTTGTAGTGAATGGACTGAGGTTTATGGTAGATGTAAACGAATTACCATCCGCAGTACTGATAGTAACGATACCAGTAGAAGAGTCGTAAGAAGTAGATGTAACACCAGCAACAGCAACTGCGCCTGCACTATCCAACTGACCTTGTGCATTTACAGTGAATACAGGAATCTGTGTTGCAGAACCATATGTCCCCGAAGTGATACCAGTGTCCGTGATAGAAATCGTGTCGGTGGAATTGTCGTAGGTAATACCTGTTCCACCATCCAGTGCTGCACCTAAGTCTGAATCAAAGTTAGACTTAGTATAAACCTGTTCTACATCAAACGAGAATACACCAGTAGAAGACTCGTAAGATAAGTCACCCGAAGCACTAAAGTGTGATCTAACTTCAGATGCACTCGGCCCAGTGTATGTAATTACACCACTGGTGTTATCATAAGAAAGAGAACCATCCCCACCAGCATCGGTAACAGATATCGAGTTTTTTGCATCACTATCAGCACGTGCAGTGGTATAATATAGGTTTGTACCTTCCGTAAGGTCACTTGTTGTTTTAGTACCAAGTCTAGTATCGAATCGTGTATCTGTATAATAAAGATTATTCCCTTCGGTTAAATTGGTCGTTGAGAATGGGTCTAGAGTTGTGGTGGTAACAAAGGATGCACCATCAGCAGTACCGATAGTAAGGTTACCATTTGCAGAATCAAAATCAAATGATGTAACACCAGCAACAGCAACTGTTCCAGCGCTGTCTAATTGACCCTGTGCATTTACTGTAAACACTGGAATGTGTGTCGCAGAACCATAAGTATCTGCTATCACTCCAGTATCACTAATAGAAACTGTGTCGGTAGAAGAGTCATATGAAATGCCCGTTCCACCATCTAGTGCATCACCCAAGTCCGAATCGAAATTGGTCTTAGTATAAACTTGTTCTACATCAAACGAGAATGCACCAGTAGAAGAATCATAAGATAAATCTCCGCCCGCAGAGAACAACCCACGTATGGTAGAAGTTGTCGATTCGTCCACTCCTGTGACACCACCGAGTGAGATGATGTTTGCACTGTCGAGATTTTTTATTAATCCCCAAGTATAAGTATTTGCTGCACTATCAAACACCAACGAGATGTTTGCATCGGTACGTAGGTTCGTTACTTCATAGTTACTTGTTGTCGGATTGTAAGCAAGGATTGAACCATCAGATTCAGTCGCAGATACATCTACACCAGCCAAGTTGTTGAGGGCAAATGCACCACTTTTGACTCTTTTTATTGGTGTTCCGACAATAACTTTTTTGACTACAATTCTGTCACTAACAACCTTTTTGACTACAATTTTGTCATTATACGTAGCTTCGATAGTCATTTGTTTCCTCTTCTTATTTTGTAACCGAGGGAGATACTTCGATATGACCTTCGAGTACTCGCTGAGTTATTGTATTGGAATCACTATCAAGATGGGATAGTTCTACATCATAGACATACCTACCTCTAGGGTTCAAGGTATCTGTTTGTGTATTAGTAAGTGATAATGTGAGAACTCCATCACTAGCTGGAGACGCTATTGCAGTTGTAAACTGTAATGAATCTGGGTCATTTGCGGAATCTGTGTATCTGCGTTTCATCATAGCAGACACTGTTCTGTTTGTTAAATTCAGTGAACTTCCGCTATCATGAACTAGATGTACTTCAATGGTAACATCAGTTCCTTGATTTATGACTATATCTTCGTAATTTGTTAACGACATTCTAAATACCCATGTTAAATAAGACCTTTATGTGTTTATTTATAAGGTTTAGAAGTCCAACAATTTAGTAATCTGACATTATTTCTTCTATGATTTCATCTTGTAAACCCATAGACATATCACTCTGGTCGAATATAAAAGAAACTGTTATTCTCCAACAATTAGTTTTTGCGGCATGATAGACTCGTTTATCCCAAGGTTCATCATACGAACCAAAGTACCCTGCTTTACACTGCCAACCCTGAACATCTTGCATAACAACATCTTCACCAGTCTTACCATCAACATATTTGAAGTACCCATCTCCTGTTTCTGACCAAGAGAAGATTAGGTTATATGCACACGCATTTGCATTGTTATGCCACGAGAGATACCCACCTGGCGGATACATTGTAAATAATGCACAATTTCTTGTTGAGAATATGGTACACAATTTTTCATTGAGTTTACCATATCGTTCTATAAGTTTTGCTACTTCAGTATCATTTTTGGTCTTACCACTAGTGTCTAAGTGAGTGTTTTTTAGTGATATTGAGTGAGTAGATTCTGGATACCCATCATGGTCGGTATCCATGTTTATAATTTGGTCACGATACTCATCACCTGTAAACCAATCCGCATCCTTTTCACTTCCATTAACACGTAAAAGTGTTGTTAAATGTTCACGATCATCATAGTATTTTTTTACTTCTTCAAGAAGTTCAATAACTTCCTTATTTCTTATAGGAATATTTTTCATTACACAATCAACTTATCCTTTTTCAAACATCCAGAATAGTGTCTCAATATTGGGGGTTTTTCTGGTTTCGGTAAACCACAATAATCGTATTGTGTGAAGTAATTCCACCGAATATCATCGTCAAAGATTCCAATCTTTAAGTCTTTATACTTTTCCACCTTCTCGGTCAACCACCAAAGTGTAGTTTGATCAAAGTATTTTAGGTGGTCGTTCCACAAATTATCATCGAATCCTTCGGGTCTCCATTGTCCTGAGTGTTGTCTACGATACAAATCATCCCAATCCTCCATGAACTCTTTTACTAATGGATTGGAACTACGATAGAGACACACACCCCCACATAACCTGTACTTCTCGGTTTTATTCTCATGATTAAATTCCCGAATTGCATAAAACTTTTCACGTTCCTTGCTCAATTCGTGAAAGACCATATCATAGTCTTTCATCTCATCCCAGACCTTTGCGATGTCTTCGTGTTCACATTCCATGTCTGCATCGACATACATGGTAATATCGTAAGGTGTTTGGGCCATGCCAGTTAGTTTTGCACGATAATGATTGTCACATATTTCAACATTATCCGCTTCATCTGCACGATGATCAATAAACCTTTCTTCGGTGAAAAGTGTTATGTTGGCATCAGGATACCAGTCTCGGATTGATTCTATTAGGTTGCAGGCGTAAATGTAGAAGTTAGGATTTTTAGATGCAACAATTACAAAACCTTTAGTCAGTTCCTTCATTTTTCATAGCGTCCTGTATAATTAAAATAGCGTAAAGATTCACTTCGGGAACAGACTTCGAACGTCTTAGTTTAGATTTCAGTAAACGGTTTTTAGATGCTTTGATTTCTGGAATTTCGAAGGTTTCTAATTTGTATGCAAAGAGTTTCTCTAGTTTCTTTGCACGTTCCTCTTCCAGTTTGTTCTGTTTTTCAACCTCTGCTTCTTCTTGTTTAGATTCAAGTCTTCTCTTACTAGAAGCGTCAATCTTTTCCATACCAAGAAATGCAACGACCTCTTGGAACATTTCGTTTTCTGTTCCATCATCATTTAACTTGTTGAGTTTGTACACTTGGCGTTTGGTCTGGTTTCCAATGACCTCTTCACTAATCGCATTTAGAGTTTGTTTTCGAGGGGTTTCCCAAAATGCATTATCTAACCATGTTCTAGACATTATCGTCTCCTAATTCATTCACAATTATATATATGTTTTTTTATGCAGTTCTTACATAGAGAGTGTAGGTCTCAATATTTGTGTTACTACTTCCTATCTCCGTACCAACATAGTTGCCAGCAAATGTTCTGGCATAATTACCCAAGAAACTCCTCTGATAATTACCAGTATAGTTACCTATGTAGTTTGCACCGATTGTTCTACTAGAAGTGCGTGTGAAACCACGAGCATAGTTACCAACAAAGTTACCAGAAAAGTCTCTTGCGAATTCCTGTGCGCCAATGTAACTGGATGTTCTTGTTCGATTAGAATCACGAAGGTAATTACCAGTAAAGTTTCTAGAGTAATTACCAGTAAAGTCACCAGTATAGTTTCCTTCAAATTCTCTTGTACTAGTCCTGTTGGAATCTAATTGGGAGTCTCTATTGGATTGTCGATTAGAATCACGAGTGTAATCAGCTGTACCACTACCAATGGTTTGTGTCTGCCTATCTGTCCAGTAGGCATAGTTGCCGCCGGAGGTAAAACCATAACCTGTAGTACTCTGAAGATTTGCCCATGCCGTATCAATTGCACCTGAAAAACCACCGTGGTTAGCTCCTTCTGCAACCCAATTGCTTGATACCGCCCCAGAATTACTATTTTCTGCCATGTATATGAAAGACCAGAATTGTGGTTGGCCGCCTGGGTAATAGGTGCCCAAATCGTTAAAGTATACCACTAAATAGAATCTCATCAGACGTTGACCACTGTCAACATAACCTGTCCTATAACCAGCACTTACATAAGCACCATTTGGGCCTTGACCAATGATGCCACCACTGTATTGGGTTGGTGTTAGACCGCTAAAATTTCTTGGGTGGGAGGTGGTGCCACTACTCAAACTAGTTACAGCTTCATCGTATTCCAGAGTAACGACAGCAGTACCAGTATAGTCACCAGTAAAGTCGCCATGATAGTCACGGGCATAGTTTCCAGTAAAATCACCAGCATAAGTAGATTCACGTGTTCTCTGAAACTGTGTATTCCTCTCTCTTGTAAAATTTCTTGTACTGGTTCTAAGATAGTTACCTTGGAAATCACCAGCAAAGTTACGAGCAAAACTATCTTCTCTTGTTCTACTACTTTGTCGGGTGTAGTTACCAGTAAAGTCACCAGTATAGTTCCCTTTGAAATAAAGAGTTCTTGAATAGTTACCTTGGAAATCACCGTGGAAATCGCCAGTATAGTCAGCCGTTCTACTAAAGTTTCGAGCGAATCCACGACTATAGTTACCTAGATAGTCCTTAGAATCTGTTTGACTACCTAGATTTTTCGAAACAGCTGAGCCGCTGTTGACAAGTGAAGAATGAGCAATATTAGCCGCCCATGATGATTGGGTGAAACCACCCGCACTCCAAGCGGCCGAGCCTGCATCGCCTGCGAACATCTGAGCCACTGGGCCGGCCATGGCAGCAACTGAGTCAGCGTATAATCCATTCCAACTTTGTACTGTGCCATTAGCAGAATCTGTAGTTAGTATACCTATTGAGGAACACCAAAGAATATTTGAGCTAGGGGTGTACCAACCTACGAAAAATTTGTAATAAACTCTAGCTATAGAACCATTTGGAAGAGTGTATCTGCGATATACATCAGCGTCAACAACCCCAGTATGTGTTCCAGATACAAAACCATCTAGTGCTGTTGGTTTTTGACCCGCATTTATTGATACTGTAGCAGTACCCACATAGTCACCAATAAAGTTTCTAGCGAAGTTACCAGCATACAGTTGTGTGCGTGAGAAATTAGTATCACGTTCTGCATTCCTATCTCTAGTGTACGTAGAGGTTCTCGTAGAAGTTCGAGTAAAGTTTTGATCTCTTTCTCTGGTGTAGTTACCAGTAAAGTCACCAACAAATCCTGGCGAGTAGACACTTGTACGAGTCTTGGTATAAGTGTCCTGAAAATTACGACTGTAGTTACCTATAAAGTCTTGTGTGAATGTAGAAGCTCTATCTCTACTATATGTTTGTGAGTAGGTAGAATTTCTTTGAATCAAATACGTTGAAGACCTACTACGAGTATAGGTTGCATCTTCGATCACTTGTCGGGTGTCTGTTGCAGTACCTTTTGAGACCCATGTACCAGACTTTCCAGTTGAGGCGGGAGTACCCTGTGCAGAACTTAAAAGTGCGTATGAACCAACACCTCCGTCCTGTGTAGCAGTTCGGTTCTTCGATGCACAACCCAGACTTTGTTGAATTTGTCGGTCTGTCATTTCCTGAAGACCTTGATAGTCACCACTATCACCATTAGATCGTTTTATCGCAAATGGTCGCACAACTGTTGGTGCGGTTATGGTGGTTCTTTTGTGAAGAAAGTATGGAACAGTAGTATTATCTGTCCTAGTATCAGTAAAAATCTGTTTTTCAACACTATAATCAGTAATTGAGTTGGAAGAAGATAATTTATATGTGCCTGGATAATCGTTTGTATAGATGTAAGAATTGATTCTGTCAACCAAACGATTTTCAGTATCCGAATCCATCTCCTTGATTTTAAGTTGGGGTATAACTGTATCTACACCACCATCAGTCTGAGTATAACCTATACTAGCATCAGAATCCAAATAGATAAGTCTACGTACATCACTGTCATCATTAAATTCATAGTGACCATGTTGTAATAGGGTTGTACCTGTAGTGCTGACAGTGTATAATCCGCCAGTTCCAGCGGAAGTACCTACCGCAGAATCAAAAAAGGTATTAACATAAGTACCAACAATTCGAGTATTATATTCAACACTAGTTTCGCCACTATCAACACTTCCCAAATATTCCGTAGCAATTCTACCAGTATTACTAGAATCTTGGTCTGCTAGATATAGACTCGCTTGATATGCAAGATAGTTCTGGTCAGAAGAACCCCCTCCAGTAGTATCAAACTTCTGAAGTTCTACAGGATGGTCACTATCTTTTAATTTTAATGGAACACCGGCGGTCATCGTGTCTATACTCCGATTAGTTTAGTTGAGTTCCATTTACATCGTATATAAGTGGGACATCTGCTCTTAGAGCGTTAAGTGCATTTACAAAGTTATCTCGTTCTGTACCTACAAATCCTGCGGTAAGATTACTTAAACTTCCCAAACGATTGTCACGTACACCAGCATCAGAGTCTAAAAGAGAAATGTCATCTGCGAGTGAATTGACTACAGTTACAAGACTTGTTCTACTTGATATGGAACCATCAGTATTTAGTTGTGCAAGATTACCTACAGCACTATCTAGTAGTCTAATAGATTGACCTATGCGGTCTGACCTGAGATTTCCTGAACCATTTGAGTCTGGAATTGCACCCATTTCAATGTGTAATTCGTTTATCGCACCACGAAGAGTAGTCGCAGAAGTAACAAGAACTGCGGCACCAATCTCTGCATCCAATTCATTGACAGCAGTAGTAAGTGTTGTTGCGGTTGTGGTTAATGCAGTTCCATCAATACCTGTGTAGGTTATCTGTCTATCTCTATCAGAATCAAGTTCTGCAATCGCACCTGATACAGTTGTTGCAGTAGTACCCATTGCAGTATCAGTGATTGTACCTAACTCTGCATCAAGTTCGTTGACTGCACCTGTAAGAGTTTTCGCATCAGTGGTTAGAGTAGTATGTGGTCTCGCACCAATGTCAGAATCTAGTTCGTTGACCGCACCTACAAGATGTGTCTTAGTAGTACGCAGTTGGCCAGCTGCCAGATTGTTTGATGTTCCTCTAATTGCAACTTCAAGTTCATTGATACCTGATACGATGTCATCCGCATTGGTAGTCAAGTCTGTCTTGGCATTACCACCACCAGCACCGTGAAGGTCGCTGTCAAGTTCGTGTAACGCAGAAACAATGTTGTCGGAAGTGAAGTCTGCAAGGTCAGTTGCGACTAGATTGTCAGAGGTGCCACGAATCCCTAATTCAAGTTCGTTGATAGCAGCAACTGCACTAGAGTCTTCATTGGTATTCAGACGACCAGTCGCACCCAAATCCAATGATATGGTGTTTTGATTGGTTACCAACGTAGTGAAGGTATCCTGAATATCTGTGATTGTGGGTTTATTAGTCGCCATTTATAGTTTCTCTACTAGTTTATTGAGAAGTACCTTTAGTTCATCGACATCTTGTCGCAACTCTTGGAACTCTGATTTTTGTTTCTGTCTCTTTGCTTTCGCTGCACGTGCCTTTTGTATCTCATCTTTATTTATATTAACAATTGCCCCACTATTTGGGTCTCTTGCTAAACCACTGTGACCTTCCACCATTATGTATCTTTTACTCATTATACTGCCAATGCAATTGAACGGAAATCACGAAACACAGGTGGTTTAGCTGAATTGTTACCATTCATTACAATCTTAAACTGATATGATGTGAATGGGTCAACCGTACCATCATCACCACCAATTAGGTAACGATACTCTCGGAAATTATTTTCGTCTGGTGCAACTGCATCCTCTACCGTTTCTAACGTCCAATCCACATCAAAGATGTTTTGGTCACCATTCGCAACTCTCCAATACAAATCAAAACTACTACCAGAAGGTCTCATTGCGGCAAGCATCACCTTCAGACCAACAGCAGGTTCTTCGAGTTCTCCTACACTAGTAACGTGTTTTGCGAGTGAAGAACCACCAAATGCATTCGTTTCTGCAACATAGTTAATTGGAACATTAAATCCGTTTGCAACAGAAGATGACTGATTATCAATTAAGTTCGCTTCGGTTGTTAGGGATGCATTCTGTGCATCAATAACAGGACTTACATCCGAACGTACTGTTGACATATCAATCTTGAATGTACAAGAACGATTCCCCGAACCTAACTGAGCAGTCTCGTTTGATGGGTTTGCAATCATTCTTGGTGCAACAAATCTATTTACATCACCGATACTCAAGTCACTACTGAACGAACCATCTTTCCCATATTTAACTTGTGAACCAGAAGGTGAGGCAAGTGATTTACCAGTAGTGAATTTCGCATTATATGTCAACGAAGTGTCATCGGGCATCAAAGTTGTGAACTGAGGTATACAGGTATCAAATATAATTTGTTTGTCAAATAATACATCGTCACCCCCGAATCTACCCGAAGAAGTCGCATTAGACCCTGCAGCGAATTGGAAAGCAAATCCATCTACCGCAGTAATAGTTCTTTCACCATTAATATTTGAACCAAGTACACCATTGTATGTGGTAGCATCAACAAGACCAGACATATTAACTTTATCACCAACATGGAAACCATGATGAACACCAAGAACAGTCACTGTTGATGAACCAGAAGTCATGAATAGTGGGTTTTCATCAAGTAAATCTAAATCAACATCTCGGTTCTCAAATACCGCATTACCAGAACTTACAAAGTCAGCAGTGAAGATTTTGAACGCCATATCTTTAGTTTGGTCTGGTTCCCAAGTCGTACCATTCTGTGACTTAAACAATGAACCCATAGATGGTTGACGAGAGATTCTCTTCTCGGTTGAACCTAACTCGAATGCATATGTTTCACCAACATACGCCTCATACTCAGTAGATTCTGCAAGAAGTACAATCGCATATTCTGTCTGTGGGTTCAAGAAGATTGGTTCATCGAACTCAAACGTAGTAGGTGCAGCAACTACCGCAGACTGTGTTTGTGCCGAAGGTAAGTTCACTGAACTCGGTGGTAAGAATACAATAGATTGCGAATGGATGTCAGTCGCACTTGGCGCACCATTAACCATTGGTCGAATCTGTAATTGAATAGGAACATTACTGGTATCCTTACTCTTGAAATAACACTGTACTTTAGTTACATAGATACCACTTGGGTTTGTAACTTGGAAAGACTGTGCAAGTGGGTCAGTAAATCGAACACGAGTAGTCTCTGTCCAACGTCTTGTTTGGACTGTAGTGATACGAGTAGAAGTAATAGTCTTCTGTCTAGTATCCAGAGTACCCTGTGCGGTATAGTTGAATGTTGCACGTGATAGTGCAGCATTGTCATCATTCTTACTAATGTCAAGAAGTTTGAACTCACGTACACCAGCACGGAAACGCAAACCCTTTCTAGAAGGAATAAAGAACGAACCGACAATCTCACCCTTCACATCCGATTCTAAGATAGTACTACCTTGTGGGTGTGAAGTACTATTTCTATATCTTCTCGCAATCGCTACATCAGCTGCGTTCGACTTTCTACCATAACGTTTGAAAGATGTCTCTTCTCTACAGAATTGATCTACTTTTTTACCATCAAAGAATGGGAAGTAACGAGTATTTGGTCGTAGACCCTCTGCCTTGAAGAATACTTTACGTGAACGTATAAATGGTATGAATGTTAATGATACAGTTCTATCCGCAATCTATTTACGTACAGTTCTTTGACCAACAACAACACGTTGTGAGAACGATCGAGTGAGGTCAAAACCTCCCGAACTTCGATCAGTCGCACCCACTTCGGTTACCCTTGCGTTATTAGGTACACCTACCCAATTCCATGCGGCCGCACGTCTCCAACCACCCCAGTTCCAACCTCTTCTTCTGAAACCGCCTGTGGCCTCACTAGCAGTACCACCTATAGTACCGAATCCTGGCACTGGAATATGAACTTGTCCTAGTCTCCATCTCCAACGAGCGCTTCTGTTCATTCGATGTTCTTGTGTACTTACGACACGATCACCAAGATTCAAATCTGCAAGAGTTTCGGTTGCAGTCTGATTAATAACGTTTGCAGGAGCGTATTTTGTTTCAAACCAATTGTCTCTAGCGGGAGATAACTTTAGATGACCCTCACCAGTAATAACTGCGAATGGGTTAACATTCATTGCAGTAGATACAAGGTTCTGAACTATACCTTCTTTCTCAGAATACTTCAGATAGATAGAGTCACCCTTCATTATAGTGTTGGTTGACAAATCTGAATCATACGCCAAAACCACATCATCTTCTTCTGTACCAACACTCAATAGTTTTTCTGATGGGTCAATTGCAGCACGATATTCTGGGTTGTCTCCATCCGAGAAACTTCGGTCTGTAAAGTTATCTACAAAGAAACCAGACTTAGTTCTTGGTGAACCATCCGCATCCAATACTAATTGAGAAGATGTATCTAGTTCAAGTAAACTTAAAGAAGTGACTTCTTCTAGTTTGTCAACTCTTTTCTCTAATTCAGAAATGTCTGCCATGGTGAATCGTTTTGCTTTGATCGGTGTCATCACAACATCTTCATCATCCAGACCATATGCATTAAGTTCTAAGTTAAATAGTGCAAGAGTGTTCTCTGGAGTATCAGGAACTTGTGAACCGAAACCAGCCTCACCAACAAGGTTCTTAACTTCACCTTGTGTGGTTACAACTATCTTATCTGCACGAGGTAGATAGTATTCAACATCTGCTTGGAATACATCACCATTCTGGGGTAGTTCATTCACACCACTTCCAACAAAGGTATCACTTGTATTGTGGGTAGAACGAAAATCTATCACGTCTCTTAAATTGACCGAGGTACGTTGATTGACTTCGAAGTCTGGGATGTCTTCGTAGTTTACATGACCAATATATGAGTTAACAGCAAAGAAGTCACCAGTACCATGAGTAAAGTGTTTGAATCTACAAAACACATTACCTGTTGGAGCGGTTGCATCAGTTTCTAGAACTAAACGACCATTTCCATAAAAACCAGCACGTTGACCATTGTCCACAGTAAACAAGTGAGAAAGGTCTACACCATCTGAATCGGTTTGTTTGATAGACTCTACTTCATAGATATCCGAAGCGTTCATGTCAACAAACTTAACACCATCAACAGTTTGAACAGCAGCAGCAACAGTTGCATCAAGTTCAAGAGTTTTCTGTCTAATTGCAGGAGAACCTTTGTTTACTCTTGCATATATGGTGACTGCTTGACCACTAGGGAGACTTGAAACTGTCATCGATTGACTACCAACAGCAGTAAACGCTGCACCAGTAACCACCGCACCAGTGTCATTACGAGTAACAATCCAATCAGAAGTATTTGTCCATGTCTCACCCGCAACTGTCAATGCAGACAATGTTAAAGAAGTACTTACTGGGGTACCAGTTACGATACGTTGTACCTCAAAGTCGAAGTCAGTAAGTGACTTGGGTCGTGCCTGAGGTAATGGATATATCAAATTAACTTTTTGTGATTCTTTAATTACTGCCTTACTATTCTCTAAAACAAGAACCGCACGATTAGTTGAGTTAGTACCAACAGTCTTAACATTACGCAAAGACTGACCAGAGTTCATCTTGATGTCGAACAAGTAAACTCGGAAGTTTGAACCATCTTCTTCAACGAAACGAACTCGTGCAGTACCAATCACACTACCACTTGGGTCATCTGTACTTGTTGATAGATTTTGTGTAGCGAAAGTCCCTACATTAAGTAGACCTTTCAGATTACTACAGATGAAGTACTGACCATATGAGATACCAGATACTTCATTCGGAATTATTTGAGATGTACGAGGTTTTGCAATTGTAAGTGGAGTAGGTTTCTCGGTATCACCACGATAACCATTCACATATGCAACACCAGTAGATACAGTGGCAATAAAATTATCACCAGAATCTGCGAAATCTACAGTAAATGGGTCAACAATATAATTACCAGACTCTTCTTCAGTCCTTGTTGCCATGACATCGTTAATTTTGTTATAATCATCTGTACCAGTTACTTGGTCAACAACCACACCATCTACTACGTCACAATAATAAACAAAGTTTTCGTCTTCCGTAATGTCTGCTTTATTTATCAACGAGAGTTTGATACGATAACGATCTCCGCCAGGCGAAGATAAGTTTGGAGTCGCCCCTTGGTTATCATATAGGTCTTCAGTATCCGCAACAGTTACGATGTCTTCGGTTACTTTGAAACCAACAGTCGCAGTTGCATATCTATTATATTTAGAAAGAATGATTGACTGACCCTTTGCAAATACAAAGTGACCACGAGTAAAGAAGTCACCCTCTGAGTTCGCAATCATACAACCACGACCAACAGGTAAATCAGTACCGACTGCATTGGCAACTTGTAGTGTGACTGATGCACCTGTATTGGTCATTACATCACCAGCAGATAATCGGATAGGTTCTTCGCCAGAATCCCCCGATGAAGTATTGATATACTGAACATAAAGAGTTGCTGGGTCACTGTTTTCTGCAGCAACAAATTCTAGTACTCGTACCTGAATACCACTACCACCACCGATGTTCGGCCCAGTAAGAGTTGTTCCAACTAGTGTCTGTGGGTCACTTGGTAGAGGATGTGTCAATACGTTTAGTTTAATGAACTCGTAATCATTCGTACAGGTTGGCCCGCCTGGGTTTACTGCGGCACCTTCCTTGAATATGTTTCGACCAAAACGACCGATCTCTTCCTGAATAATTGTTTGCAGTTGGGTAAGTTCCCTTGCCTGCAATGCACGACCACTATTAAAGAGGATTCGATGATAGTTATCACTATCCTTGAAATCATCCTTGTATGTCGATGAAAATACGTTTGATGTAAATGGCTTTGGCATCGGTTATTACCTTAAATTTGTATTACGAGTTTAATATCTTCGGTCTGACCTGAACTACGGGTAACAGAAGCACGGTTATCAATATATAGGACTTCCCCAGTAGAGGTATCTATCTCTGGATTTACATAAGGTGAGATTGAAGGATTCAGTACACCGACACCATTACCATTGGTTTCTGAGATCGACTCACCAGCTTGGAAGTTACCAAAACCAGTTTCTGTTGTTTGGTGATACCATATATCATCAGAGTCAACTTTATCAATAAACGCCTCAACACCTGTAGTACCACCTACAATTCTATTGTCAGCGGTGAATCCTTGGGTCACACTACTGAAGTTAATTCTTTTAAGACACAAAGCGGTGTCGGCAGTGAATGGCGAAGTACCAATGGAATCTAAAGGATTCTTCAATAACCCGACCTGTCGGAAGTCATTGCCAATAATGAAGTCATTACCTTCAACACCTTCTGGTTTACTGTTCAACATGATTGCGGTAGAACGTAAGTCATCTCTTGGGTCTGCACCAAATCCAAGGACACTACCAATGATTGGACGAATCTTAGCGGGTTTCGTGGGTGAACCACCACCTGTTACAAGAACTTCACCAAAGGTATATCCAGAACCCATTGTGTAAGAACCAGAACTGTCAATCAACTTGACATCTACTACTTGTCCACCAGATATTGTTGCATCTGCCTTTGCCTTTGTTCCATTACCCCTAATAGTTAAGGTAGGTGATGATGAGTAACCAGCACCACCAGAGTCAACGTGGTAACCGACAATCTGACCAACGATAGCATTGTTCTGTACTACCTGTTGTTCGATGTCAGCAGCAGGTGAATCCGAGTCAGTAAAAGTTACAAGTTTAGAAGGAATGTAATTTGCAGAAACAAACTTAGTGGCATCCAATGCACCGATAGAGTACAAGAACTTCCAGATATAACCATCCGCAGTATCAAATGGAGTACCCTCTGTACCACCTGTCGGTTGCACAGTTGATACCTGTGGTTGACCAGCAGAGTTTCTACCCTGTTGGATACACAAATAAACTTGGTTGTTGTCGTTCATAACGTAGTAAGTTTGAGTAGGATAACCAACTTGTGCATCGTCATATGCAGAATAGATTGAACCAGATGACCAGTTGTAACGAGGAACAACAAACGAAAGGTCAACTATCTTTTTGGCAGATTGCATTCCAAGACGGAAGTCTCTTTCCTCTCGTGCAGTGTTTAGTGGTGTCGGTGCAATGTCCGAATCGTTCCAATCTTCTGAACGACCAATTACCGCATAGTAGTGCGTACCTGAAGAATCTATATCATCCTTCAGGTCTTGGATTACTTGCTTTTTAATTGGGTTTGTTATAATCGCCATTTTCTATATTATCCTATTGTTGTTCCGTTATTAGATACGAAAAACCATTTACTTGCTGTATCGTTCCATACAAGAATACATCCATCACCTTGACTAAACGAAACATGACCATTCGCACCCACACCATAAATATTTGATGGTGAACTTGTAGTTAATCTCGCTTCACCCGCTGCAATATTCACGAAAGTCTTCATCTCACCTTGGGTTGTACCATCAGCGAGAGTGGGTAAAATCAAACTACCTGAGTTGAATACTGTCAATGGTTCATTAAGGTCAACCGCCTCAGTCGCAGAAACATCTGTTCCTTTCTCTAGAACTAATTTGTTCTTAATCTCAATACCACCTGTGCCTTTAGCAGATAGTTCAAGACCAATATTTGTATCCCCACCTCCCACATCTATAGATGGGTTGTTACCTGTCGCAGAGTTTGAAATATTTACGTGGTTAATCGCACTTGAAACATTATTAAATGTAAGATATTCATTACTTGCACTATCAAGTAACGATGCACCACCATCGGCACCACCAAGAGTTGGGGTTTTAATTACTGGTGTCACTAATGTTTTGTTAGATAAAGTCTCGGTGTGGTTTGCAAATACAAACGTATCACTACCACCCAGTAAGGGTAGTGTCGCAGTCCTGTCTGCCGCAAGTTCACTTACTCCGATGATGTACTGATGGTCACCCGAAGTGTCATCAATTTGAACCGAAGAAAGAACTGGTGCAGTAAGAGTCTTATTAGTCAATGTCTGAGTAGTAGTGTCTAAGACTAGAGTACCTGATGAATTAGGAATTGTTACTGTATTATCCGCAGTAGGTTCTGCCGCAACAAGATTGGTCTCGTATGCATCGGGAGAAGAACCTTCAAAAATTGCACCAACATCAGTCAATGTTACGATTGGGCTAACGTTATCTCCCCCAAAGTTTGCATAGATTTCTTGAAAGTTTTCGTTTATTTTTTGGGCAGCAACACGTAAGGTATCACCTGTACCATCGTTCGCTGTTGTTCCTCTGTTTAGTATCTGTCTTGACATTTTATAGTCCGTTTGTTATCTAACTATTTATAAGGTTTATACTTCATAATATTAAACTTTTTAGGTATTGTCTAATATTAAACTCTTTACATATTGGTCTGAATCCGCACTCCACCATTGATGTTTCTGTTGATCAAGTGTTTCAAAACTAAAGTCGTTACTCAAGTCCATACCATTGGTGGTTCCTGACTGATCTGAATCATCAAATGTGGGTGAACTCGCACTCTGTGCCTCACGTAGAGACGAATACTGTTCATCAATTGTTGTTATCTGTTCTACAGAGAAGTCTTCAAGTGTGGTGAACTCCGCATTGATTCGACTATAAACACCATCTGAATCAGTATATAGGTCATCAACAATAGCAGTCAAATCTGTAACTCCTGTATCCCCAAAACTTGCAGATGAATGTACTGCAAAAGGTGGTGGTGGTTCATCGATAACTTGTGGTGCAGTTACCGTGTCTTCTACGACCGACATTATCTGAACTTCCGAACCCACAAACATACCAGCAGGATGGGCAAATAGTTTATAAGGTTCTATCCACTCGGATTGAGATATATCTGTTTTAATCAGAATTGCAAATGTCTGAAACAATTTATCATTGGTCAGATATTTCTGTGAGTTAAATCCAATTTCAGAACCAGTTTCTCCAACCCTGAAGACTTGGTTTTTAGTATATTCGACATCAGGGTCAACATCAAAGAAGGTTCGGAAGAACTGTTCGATAGAGAACTTAGTTCCTTTTGAACGATATAACTGATTAGAGTATTTCGCAGCCGCACGTTTGTCTTTGAATCCCTCAAAGTAGGATTGTCCCAACAACAGTTCATCTTCAATATATGATAGAAGGTCTATGTCTGTTTGTGTGATGTCTCTACTATAGAATAATTCATGTATGAGTTTTGCGGGCGAATCATCACTCCCTTCAAACTCATAGTATTCTTTCAATAACGAGATGAGTTTAGGATATTCGGTTCTAAAGAACTCTGGAAGGATATCCTCAACTTTATGATCAGTAAAGGAGAGTTCCCTTCGATCGAGATCAGTTAAAGTGACATCGTTTCTATTACTCATTAGTTAGTCACTCCAGATTCAACCTCAACTATACGTGAGAACGAACTAGACTGATCAAATTCGAGAATGTCTTGTCTAAATGGAGTAATTGCACTTTCATTGGCAGGTTTTGCACTTAACTTGATGAAAGTGTCTGAACCAAGAAAGTTATCCACCTGAAGACCTACGATAAACACAGTATCACCATCATAAGAACCTACATTGTCAACAAGAACCTCGTTATCTTCGGTATTGAACACTTCTAATTTATTACTATTTAGTTTGTTTCTTAGGACACAAGTTTTGTTCTGTAAGGTAAATTGATTTGATGTTATGGTGTGATTAACATCATCGAAAACTGACAACTCAACAGCATATCTTAATGTATGATCTTGAATCGCAGTCAGTATCGGTGAGAATCGTCTCTGAACAAATGTTTCTGAACGAGAAGATAGAATAGCAGGACTCACATCATCAATCAATGACAATAGATTAGAACGTCTATAGGACTGTCCGAACTTACCAGTGTTATCATCAAAATAAGTTTTGATTGTATTGTTCACTGTATCTTGAATAGTATTCCTTGACAATGTAGTCAAGTTTGGGTTAAACTGGAAGAATGTTCTAGTCTCAACAAAAGTCTTAATAGGGTCAGTGAATTTAAGACTAAACGATGCAACCGATAATTGTTTTGCAAGGTCTTGAATTGCATCTTTTGTCACCTGTTCGGTAACCGCATCGACATCCGCATTGAATAGAATCGACAAGAAGACTGTACCAAATTCTGGTTCTAGTGCATCCTCACCACCAAAGGATTGCATATCCTTAATGAGTGTAGAAAAGTTTCTCAATACCAAGGTAGAGTAATCTACAGCGGTTACCATTCGATTCTGAGATGCATACTGAAATGGTGCAGTCTGACGAATAGATTCCATCGACTCTTTTTCCGAACCACCTACCGCCTTTGCGACTGTTGATACCGTCAAATCATATGAACTACCAGAAACATTGACACCTGATTGTGGTTCAAACACTTTCGCAGTGTTTGATTCTGTACCACTAACTGAAAGGTAAGTTAGGGTGACCTTTGAACCTGTCTTGGGCGCTCTACCCAAAGTGGAACCATTACCAAATGACAATTCAAAGAAACCATTGGGTGATTCTTTTAGGATGTATAACGTAGAGTTTTCATTGATGGTGTTTGCATTCAGTATACTTGTGTATGGTGTGAAGACTGAACCTGATGCTGTTTGATAAACACGAACAATCGCAGTATCTATATCTATAGTCTTATCTGGAACAATATAAACTGCATTGTCTTCTGCACGATGCACCAAGAAAGTCTTAACCCTCTCTGTCCCTTCGAAAATTTTAATATTTTTACTGCCACTTGCATCAGTAAATTCATAAAAACCAGAACCATTGTCTTCCGCACTGATGTCTTCTTGTGTCTGAAAAACAAACTCTTGTTCATCAACTGTTGCGTTAAACTTATATCCAGCAGGAATCTGTATAGTTGCGGTACGATCTACAACACCAGAAAGATTCAAAGATAACTTGACAATTGCCTGAGATGATGTCATACTATCTGGAATGTAACCAATACCTTCGGCAAGAGAAATCAACGAACTACGAAGTTGTGCAGTCCCAAGGAATGATTCGTTCAAAGCAAAGTTTGCGGTCAATCCATTGTAGTGTGTATTATATGCAAGAACATCCAGAATGTTTGACAGACCAGACGCCTCGAAGTTATAATCCGCAAATTCATCCTTCTGTGCAAGGAACGTCTTTAAGTTGTTCTTGATTGCATCAAAGTCTAATGAGGTTGATTTTATTGTTGTCGCCATTTTATCTTAACCTTGCAAGTGTTGTAGTGAACGTGGTCTCTTCTTCTGTGTTAACTACTTTGAATGTTATTGTTACATCTAAAAGATTGTTATCTGATTGTGGGAATACATCGATAGATATAACCTCTGCTCTAGGTTCATAAATCTCTATACTCTCCCTGATATTTCTTTTCACTATCCCAGAGTTACCGCCATCTGCCAACTCAAACAACTGACTTGCTAAGTTTCCACCAAAATCTGGACGAAATGGTTTCTCCAACAAATTTGTAAGGATTAAAGTCTTGACAGCCTGTTTAACCGCACCACCATTTGACTTCTTGTAGACTTCACCACTAGTAGGTTTAATCGCAAGTGTCAAATCAATATCAGTATACTGTCGTGTACGACTGCTCGATATTGACGAGGTTTGTAGGTTGTTGTCTTCTTGTGCAAATGCTCTTCGTATCGCCATACTTCTATTTATAACCCTTTTTACTCGGTTTCTTTAATTTCTACTAATTCATCCTTACTCATTAACTCATTATTATAATAAGTTTCCACATCCCCAGCAAAATTAATATCAAATGATTCGGGGGTCTCTGGAAACTCTAATCCTATTGATGCACAAAGACTCCCATCGGGATTATAGTTGTCATAGTCAAGATACAACTTACCAAACTTGACATAATCCTTCCAGTATTCCGCAACATCAAATGTTCTTTCTAAGTCAATATTACCTTCTTGGTCTACTACTTGGTAATACACCAATCTACCATCAGACTTCTTCTGCATCACTTCATCATTCACATCTGGTTCTCTCATCTGATAAACTCCTTCAGAGACAATCAAACGAACGTCATTAAAGTTCTTGGTGTTACCATTGATGATTCTAATTGCTTCTGCTTGTAGGTACAGGTGTCTTGCAATTTTCTTTCTCTCGGTATTGGTTACGACATGGTTGAACGGAGTTCGGTCACCATACGCACCAAGGAACTTT